GTAGTAGGCTGGGTTGAAAGCCGCTACTCAAATTCAAACAAGTGGCGTGATCAAGATGAATCACGATGGTTAAAAGCCTACCGTAATTATCGCGGTATATACGGCCCTGAAACACAGTTTACTGATACTGAAAAATCACAAGCATTTATTAAGATTACAAAGACTAAAGTTCTTGCGGCTTATGCACAGATTGTTGATGTGCTATTCGCGGGTTCCAAATTCCCTATTGGAATTGAGGCACCAAAGAATACTTTAAATGTAGCTGATTCAGTATCATTTGATCCTAAAGAAGTTACAGAAGATAAAGTTGCAGAAGTTACTGGTGCTAAGGTATCAGCTACTATTGCACGTCCAGATATTATGGAACGTCTTGGCCCCCTTAGCAAAGATCTATCTCGTGTAGAAGAAGATCTTCGTGAGGGTGCAGGTAAGACACCAACTTCATTTACGTTTGAGCCCGCTAAAGAGATAGCTCGCGGAATGGAGAAACTAATCCATGACCAATTAGAAGAAAGCGACGCAAGTAAGCATTTGCGTAATGTTGCTTTTGAAATGTCTTTGTTCGGCACAGGTATTCTGAAGGGCCCTTTTGCCTTCGATAAGGAATACCCACGGTGGGATGAAGAGGGTGAATATGATCCTATATTCAAAGTTATTCCGAAAATCGAGTCTGTTTCGATTTGGGACTTCTACCCAGATCCAGACGCACGGAATATTAATGAGGCGGAGTACGTCATCCAGCGTCACCGTTTGAGTCGTACTCAGCTTCGTGCCTTAAACAGCCGCCCTCATTTCCGTGAAGAGTCAATTGAAATAGCCATTGAGTATGGTGCTAATTACCAACCTGAGTATTGGGAAACTGCGCTAGAAGACAATGACATGAACCCTGATGTGAACCGATTTGAGGTTCTAGAATACTGGGGAATGTTAGATCTAGACACCGCTCAAGATGCAGACATTGATATCCCTGAGAAATACTTTGACAGAGAAGAAATACAGGTCAATGCTTGGATTTGTAATGGACAGTTGTTGCGTTTGGTAATTAACCCATTCACTCCTAGCCGTATACCTTTTCACGCAGTTCCATACGAAGTTAATCCATATTCTTTCTTCGGAGTTGGGCTGGCTGAGAACATGGAAGACACCCAAGAAATTATGAATGGGTTTATGAGGATGTCGATAGATAACGCGGCATTGTCCTCTAACCTATTGATAGAAATAGACGAGACTAATCTCGTCCCCGGACAAGACCTTTCTGTGTACCCCGGTAAAATTTTTCGGCGTCAGGCAGGGGCACCGGGTCAAGCCATCTTCGGCACCAAGTTTCCGAACGTGACTAATGAATGTCTTATGATGTTCGATAAAGCACGTCAGCTAAGTGACGAAGCCACAGGTATGCCATCGTATTCACACGGTATGTCGGGCGTTATGTCTGTAGGTAGAACCGCTTCTGGTATGTCTATGCTGATGGGTGCGGCGGCACAAAATATTAAAGCAATTGTCCGTAATATGGATGATTATATGTTATCCCCACTAGGACACGCATTGTTTGCATTCAATATGCAATTCTCATTTGATAAAGACGTTGCCAAAGGTAACTTAGAAGTAGTTGCTCGCGGTACAGAGAGCTTAATGCGTAACGAAGTACGCTCACAACGCCTACTACAGTTTATGCAAATGACAGCAAACCCTGCAATGGCACCATTTGTTAAATATGATTACATTCTTAGGGAACTTTCCGCATCTATGGACTTAGATGAAGAGAAAATCCTAAATGATCCACGCGAAGCGGCAATACAGGCTAAAATGATGGCTGAGATAGCCGCTCTGATGCCTCAACCACCGCAAGGTGCACCTGAAGGCCCAATGCCAGCGGGTATGGTAGATCCAACAGGAAATGGTGGCGGAAATATAGCACCGGGAGCCGCTCCAGAACCGGGAGCTCAAGGTTTTTCTGGCGCGGGCGGCGGAGATAATGGTGGGCAAGCTCCAGCACCGCAACCACAAGGGCCAGCGCAGTAATGGACGTTAAAACTGCAAAACAAATTTTACCGCTTGTTAATAATGTAGATCATTACCCTCTTCTACAAGAATATGTATCGATGCGGATTGAAGCAATGCGAGGGTATTTAGAAAACACAAAAGAACACGACAAAATATTGGAAATACAAGGAGCAATTGCAGAGCTTCGTAGGTTCCAAACATTGCGTGAACAAGCAATTGAGGGAGCAAAAAATGGATGAACAAATGATGACAACAAAAGGTCGTAAAGTTTATCAGGACGAAGAAACTGGCGAGAATTACTCTGAGCGTTCTATTACGTTTGAAACAGAGAATGGGTGGATCACCATCCCAACTGTTGATTCTGAGGGTAACCAATATAGCCAAAGTGAGCTTGAAGATTTTGTTCGTGAGAATGGGCCCATTGATCCTCTCACAGGTGAAGAACTTCCTTTGTTTGAAACTGTGGAAGACGCAGAAGAATACGCACAAAATCGCAGTGATAATTTAATGCCAGAAGGTGAAGAGCCTGAGATGGAAATGTATCATGGTGGCATGGCGTGTGGTTGTGAAGGTGGCGATGATTGCGACTGTGGAATGGGTGATGTTGGGTACGACGAAGTATCAGGTAATCCCGTACCCGCTGGGTCAAATAAGATGAATGTGCGTGATGATATTCCCGCTGTTTTAAGTGATGGCGAATACGTTGTTCCCGCAGATGTGGTAAGATACCACGGCTTGAAAACTTTCATGGGCTTACGCGATGAAGCCAAGATGGGCTTGATGATGATGCAAGCTGAAGGACAAATTAAATCTCTAGAAGACGAAGAAGAAGAGGATACTGTTGAGTGCCCTACTTGTGGTGGCACTGGAGTAGTTGACGGCGAGGAATGTGAACACTGTGAAGGTTACGGATATCACTACGCCGACGAGATTGAATATGAAGATAGTGATGAAGAGGTTGCTGAAGAGGAAGAGGAGTATGAAACTCCCGAAGGCAACAAGGTGGACACGGCAGTTAATGAAGTCGTGGAAGAATTTATGTCGCCTGATGACGTTGAAGATGAAGAAGAGGAAGACTTGTACCCAACTGAAGAAGGTCAATTTACTTACAAACCTTCGGTGAAATTCGCCGTTATGAAGATGAAGTAAACACACAATTTGCGTGGGAACGGGCTACCCGCAGACCCTCTCAATTTCGAGAGCTACTTTGAGGCCCCCAAGGAGTAAATATGGCTAAGTACCAAGGAGCGTATCGCGATGAAGCGGACGCAGAAGAAAACGTGCAAGATCTTATGCAAGAAAACGCACAAGAAGATAATTTAAATGCAGACCCAGAAGAGGGTTCATTTAAAAAACGATACGGTGATCTTCGTCGGCATATGCAACAGTCTATGCAACAGAAGGACGCCCAATTAAACCAGATGCAAGAGCAATTGTCTCAAGCAACTAAGCAACAAATTAAGTTTCCTAAAACTGAGGAAGAAGTGGCCGCTTGGTCTACCAAGTATCCAGATGTTGCAAAAATTATCGATACCATTGCCCAAAAGCGTGTGCAGGAAGCTTTGGCTATCGGAGAAGTAGAGCTTAATAAAGTTAAACAGCTTGAGGTTAAGATTAACCGTGAGAAAGCTGAAAAAGAACTGAGGGATACACATCCTGATTTTGATAAGATCCGTTCAAATAAGGACTTTCACGATTGGGTTATGCAACAGCCTCAATATGTTCAAGATGCTCTATATAAGAATAACACAGATGCTAGAGCGGCTTCTCGTGCAATTGATTTGTACAAAGCCGATAAAGGTATTAAGCGTAAACGTAAGGCTTCACCGCAAGATGCGGCTCGTTCAGTCGGACGTACAAGCAGTGCCAATGCTCCAGTATCAGGACGTGCTCGTTTCACAGAGAGCCAAGTAGGGAAAATGTCTCCAAAAGAATATGATGCTAATGAAGACGCAATACTTGAATCAATGCGAAATAACTCGTTTGTTTACGACATATCTGGGGGAGCTCGGTAATATCACTTGTAAAGGTACGAAACTCGTGGTATACTAACCTCAGCTATTGAAACTAATTGACACTTGTTAATTGTTTCTAACTGCACGGAGCCGCGTCATTAGACGCCTACCTCCATTTTTAACTTTCAGAATATATCGATAAGAACACCTGAAACGTTTGGCCCTCATCACTAGTCTCGTACAGGATTAGGGGTGAAGTTACCCAAGTAGTGTCAGCCCTTAGCCCCGATAACATTTCTGTTCAGTACCAACTAAACCCCTAATTGGGCATTAAGACCCAATTGTTTAGCCTACTCAACAAGGAGAATATTATGGCTTTTGCAAAAACAGGCGGACACGGAAATTTGCCAAACGGAAATTTCAGTCCGGTAATTTATAGTCAGAAGGTTCAAAAAACCTTCCGCAAATCTTCTATCGTAGAAGATGTAACAAACACCGATTATTTTGGTGAAATCGCGAACTATGGTGACAGTGTTCGTATTATCAAAGAACCGGAAATCACAGTTAGCTCCTATGTAAGGGGAACTCAATTAGCTACGCAAGATATCGCAGACGCTGATTTTTCTCTAATCGTAGATCAAGCAAACTACTTCCAGTTCGCAATGGATGATATTGAAACCGCTCATTCACACGTTAATTTCATGGATCTGGCAACAGACCGTGCGGCTTATCGTTTGCGTGACGAGTTCGATGGCGAAGTTCTTGGCTACCTAGCTGGCTGGGAAAAAGACAGCAATGGCGATTGGGTTCGTCGTACAGCGGCAAACGGCACAAAAGCTGACAGCACTGCTGGTGCAGACGAATTGCTTGCGGCTAACAAATTGGACATCACTGACTTTGGTGGTGCTGACTTGGGTGTTGCAGGTGAAGCAACTTCAATTCCATTGTCCGCAGGTGGCGGCGCGTCTGGTATCACATCTCCTCTAGCTATGCTTAACCGCGTTGCTCGTCAGATGGATCAGGCTAACGTTGACACTGAAGGTCGTTGGTTCGTTGCAGATCCGGTATTTTACGAGATCTTAATGGACGAACAGTCAAAATTCGTTTCAGCGGACTTTGGCGGTGGCGATGAAATTCGCAACGGTCGTGTAGGTAATGGTCTTATCCGTGGTTTCCGCGTGTATAAGTCTAACAACCTTCCATATGTGGGTACTGGATCAGGTACTACTCTTTCTACAGGCTCCGAGACTAACTTCGGCGTCATGGTAGCAGGACACGATTCAGCGGTAGCAACTGCACAACAGCTTGCTAAAACTGAGTCTTTCCGTGATCCAAACACATTCGCGGACAAGGTTCGTGGGATGCAACTTTATGGCCGGAAGATCCTCCGCCCAGAAGCGTTGTTCACTGCAAACTATAACGTAGCTTAACGCTAATTGGGAGTGCTCTCTTCATGGGGGCACTCCTTTTCTATATGGAAAAGAGATAATTTACTGTGTCTACATTTCTTGATTTAACAAACCAGTTGCTTCGTAGATTGAATGAGGTTGAGATTGCTCAAGCTGATTTTCCTACGCAACGTGGTGTTCAGGCAACAGCAAAAGACGCAATAAAAAATGCCATCGCAAAAATCAATCAAGCTGAATATGAGTGGCCGTTTAACGCAGTAGAACACACTCAGCTTTTAGTTACAGGTCAAGAAGATTATTCATGGCCTCAATATTTAAAAGTAGCTGACTTTAACTCCTTTCAACTACAGGCAAACAGTAGTCTTGGAGTAACACATACGTTACTAAATTATATTGATCGCGATACTTATTACAGAAATTATAAAGATCTTGATGATAACGCAGGTTCCGCTGGTAGGGGCACACCTACAACTGTAGCGGAAGGATTTGGTAATGGTTATACAATCACGCCATCTCCAGACAATTCGTATACAATCAAGTTTAGATATTACCAAACGCATAATGATTTGGTTGCTTACAGTGATTTAACTCGCATTCCAGATACTTACGACAATGTAATTATCGAAGGTGCCCTTATGCAAATGTATATGTTTAGAGATAACATGGAAGCCGCTGGTATTTCAGCGCAGTTATTTCAACAAGGCGTCAAAGAAATGCAAGGCATCCTAATGAACAAATACGAGGCTATTAGAGATACTCGTATATCAATTGATGTCAGAAACAATAGGCTGTTCATTTAATGCCAGATCGTATTCAGTCGTTCAAAGTTATATGTGGCGGTGGGCTGAACTCAAATGAGAACCATTTAGATCTCTCTGAGAATAACCCGGGCTCTGCAACACGGCTTGTTAACTATGAAGTTAGCTTGTTTGGTGGGTATAGACGGATTGAAGGTTTTCAGCCTTATGATGCGACTTATCAAGAAGTAGATCCTGATGATTGTGAAGGGCGAATACTAGCCTTATCAATTTTTAAAGATGATAACTTAAATGAGACAATCATCTTGGCGGCACGGAAAGTTAAGAAGTTTCGGTTCTTAGCTACTTTTGCACAAAGTGCATTTACGGGTGCAGACACTAATAACCGTACCGTCGATTTGCCATTTAGTAGTGATGTACACGTTTATAAAAATGGTACTCAATTAGGAAATATTACTGATTTTACTGTGTCAGGAAATACAGTAAATTTGGTTACTCCAGCGGCGTCTGGGGATATTATTGAGATAGATCCAAATGAGTATTGTTTCTACAGATATGTTTTTGGTGCAGGATACGCAAAATACACTTTAGATCATGGTGCAAGACGTAAGACCCTAACAACTTTAGGGGATCAGTTAACTAAGATTAGAAACGAAGCATTTAACTTTGGTGATGGTAACCATATTTGTTTTGTAGACGGTTGTGGCCCAGCTATTGTATTTGATGGATCACATTGGGAAGAGCTTACTGTAGCAGGGGCAGGAACAAGCCCAGACGATAGTGGACATAACTCTCAAACAGGTGGTGGTGATCAGTGTTTAACCTCTCCTTCACTTGTAGGCGTATTTGAAAACCATTTGTTTATTGGTGGTAATGTTTTAACAGAAGCCATTATTGCTCACTCAGCACCAAATGCATGGTATGATTTTAAAGCTACAGCGGGTGCAGGGCAAGTATCAGTAGGCTTTGACGTTGTACAATTTAAACCCTTCCGAGATAATTTATTTGTATTCGGATCAAACGGAATTAAAAAGATCACGGCGGATGTTACCGCTGGATTTATTATAGATCAGGTAACGTCGAATGTTGGATGTATTGCTAGAGATAGTGTCCTTGAAATTGGTGGTGATCTGGTATTTTTAGCCCCTGACGGTTTACGTCCTGTGGCAGGAACTTCC